TAACCGTTACGTTGGGAGAGATAAGCTGCTGTCGTTTCATCTGCGCCACGACCCGACGGGTCAACGCTGCAGATTGTTTCTTGGTAAGGACCCCACTCTCCTTGTAGCTGCATTGGAGAGTAGAAATAGTCTCCAGGTAAGCCGACAGTGGGTAAGTCCTTGATGACGTTTTGAGGATCTGAGCACCAGATGACACTATCAGGAGCGGACTTAGGATTAACACTGGTGATGACAAGATCAGCCATCTTGAGTGGGAACTTCTCAGCGTCACTGAGGCTTGTGTCAAGCATGAACTGCAACATGAAGTTGCTGCGTCCCATAGACGCTTCACGTTCAATGAGGTCTTCATGGTCAAATCTATCCGGGTCAGTTACGCTCCACGGATCGGCACCTTGGTCGATGTCTTCCTGGAGCTGGGGAGCAATTAGTCCTTCGTAGCTTGAGAGCTTACGAGGAACACGAGCAGGCCATACAAAGGGGCGGTAGTTACGTTCTGCAAGTTTACGGTAGATAGTAAAAACAGTTTGAGGAGTACCAAGGTACATAATTCTAGTATCCTCCTTTGGTGTAAGGATAGATTCTGCCTCAGTACAGAGTTGTAAAAGTTTCTCCCTCATCAGCTCCGTCATGCTGTTTCCGGGAACCTCAATGTCGTCCAGGATCATCAGGTCTGCACGGCTACCCGTGAGCTGACCAGTAATACCAACAGACTTAACGGATGGGGCTTGGTGGGGTGGGCACTTAATGTCAAAAGAAATACGAGACCACCGAGCCGAATCATCAGCGGGTTGCATATGATTCAGCCAGGGAGTCTCGATAATAAGCTTCTGAAGAAAGATAGACATGTTATCAGCTCGCTCTTTAGAAGCGGAGATAATCATGATCTTTTTTTCGTTGTCCTTAAATAAAGTCCAAAGGACAAAAGCGCCAGTAATCCAAGATTTACCAACCCCACGAAACGCCTGAATCTGTAGACGTTTCGGTCCGTACTGTAGGTAGTCCGCAATAGCGTACTGAGCACGGGTAGGGGATGGTAGATCTAGTTGAGCCCACAAAGCCTGCAAGAATAGTTTGAAGTCGTCTTTAAGCAGGTCTAGGGTGTTCATTTCATACTTTGAATTTCAGCAACTAAATCGTCTAAAGGCTGCCAAACTTCAGCAAGTTTGTAGTTAGGTATAACATTATTGTCAATAATATCACGCCAAAGAACCATCAATTCATTTACATCTTTGGCTTCTTTAACAACTTGCTTCCATTTAGTTTTAGACATTTCTTCACCAGTACTTCTCATGTACCTATGAAGTTCTGTGTGGGGTTTTTTAACTTGATTAGCTAGATTGCTTCTAACGTCTCCAGCTTCAACGCCTTTTTTTCTAGCATATTCAGCCATAACAAACAAATCATCTGGTTCAGCTAAACCAGCATCAATAAGTTCATCCATTCGGTTAAAATACGCACCACTTAATCCTTTAGGGAATTTATGGTGCTGTTCCAAAGCTTGTGTCAAACCACGACGCAGTTGTTCCTGTTTTTTAACAAACAAAGCTTTAGTAGTTTTATACCACAACGGGTTGTCTTCAGTTGGAACAAGAACGTTAGATTGAGCACGAGATAGATCAGTTTGAGCTCGATTTTTTGCACCCAAAGCGTTTTGAAATTGACGATACACTCGGGGATTTTTTTCTTTACTAGGTTTTCTACCGTGTATATCAGCCAACGTTGCTAATTCATCTTCAGCTTGAGTTAAAGCGTTTTGTGCTTTTTGAATATCTAGAATACGTTTAGTTTGTTGTTTAGCTTGTTCAGGAGACAAAGCTTCTTCACCAGTTTGACGACCTGTGACACGCAAAGTCTCGGGATCTGTAATAGTAACAGCTTTCATTACTAAGCCACCCTTCTCAAAAGAAGGTACAACAGACATAGAAGGTGGCATTGGTGTCGGAGCAACAGCAGCAGTAGCTAAAGCTAACTGAGGTCCACCACCAGGCGGCGGTAAAACTTTATCTACAACCTTAACTGCTTTACCCAAACCAGCTGTTACTAGTTCTTCACCAGCCATAACTGCAACATCACCAAATCTAGGATCCAGTCCTCGTTGAACAGCTTCTTGACGTAAAGTCTCTGTCGTTGTACCTAGGGCTTCAGTAAAAGGACCGACAAGAGGTGTAGCTTGTATAACACCACTAATAGCTTCTGCTACTGGTGCTACTTGTTGTGCTAAAGGTGCCACCATTTGTTTGATTGGTTCACCTAAACCGGACATAAAATTGAAAAACGCAGCACCACCGCGCATATCAATTGTCTTTTGATACGATTCTTGAGTTTGCCAACCCCAATCTGGTCCAGCGTAGACCCTAGAACCAGGCTTGTAACCGTATTCTTTTTCTTCTAGCTTTCCTGATACTAGACCAACTTGAGGTTCCATTACTTAATATGCGATAAAATAAGATGTTCTCTAGGCGTGTGCCCAAAAGTCTGCCTCATCCACGTGAGCCAGTTATTCGTTCCTTTGTTCTGATTACATTTCC